CTGTAAAATCTATGATTCAACAAATATGTAATAACCCCGAAGCATTAAATCAAATTCAAGAAAATTTATCCAACTACTGGACAACACATAAGATAAATATAACTGCTCATATTGTGGCAGCGCTTGAAAGAATTTCAAAAACTCATTTGTAAATAACTGATCTGAAATTTGATTTTTTCTTTATTTGTACCTTTCGTAAAGCAAATGAAGACGATTTAACTATAGGAGGGTTCCGTATAAAACAACAGCATAATCTTTGAAATAGTGTTTTAGTGGGCGGCTGACCCACAGTTAATGAAGGAGCGATATTAATAACTGTTGATGAAGCATATTGTTTACTAAATTCATCAATTGTAAATCGGTCACCCATACTCCGATTGCAATCTCCGCAAATTGGAATTAAATTATCAATGGTTGTCTTTCCACCTTTGGACTCGGGTATATTATGACCGGCTTCAAATGAAAAAACCGAAATTTCACGAGTACACCATTGAACAGGGCATTTTGCTGAAAACGTTTTACCAAAATGTTTTAACCAAACTTCTTCCCTTAGTTTTTTTGAAATAACTTTTTTCCTCGACTGTTTTGTTCGGGGCATTCCTATCTTTCTTAAGGCGTCTTTGATTTAAACCGGATTCACCAAACATAATTAATATGAATTCTAACTTGTTGGCACTCCTGTCAACGCTGGAGGCACAGAATGGTCCCATTTCTCCGGAAATTCGCAAGAGTTTTGAACAGCAAATGTCGGGCCAGCAGCAGATTCAGCCGGCGAATACAACGGTAGTCTCCCTAGATAAGCTACAGAGCCGTAAGAAGAAGGTTCTGTTAGTTGGAACGCATATTCAGCAGTTTACGGGGTACAGCAAGGTAACGTATAATATTGTAAAGTTTCTTGCTAAGAAGCCGGATGTTGAACTACACCACTATGGCTTTCAGCGGGCGAAGACTTCAATTCCGGATTACAGGCCTTATCCCACAAATGTAAATAGTTTTGATGCAGCCGCTATGGAACAGCCGACTGACCAAGGTTTCGGTTACAAGCGTCTTCCCGAAGTAATTAAGCAGGTACAGCCGGATGTACTTATCATCTACAATGATTCTCTTGTTGTCTGTAAGTTTCTTGAGGAAATTGCCAAGCAGCTCAATGCGGATGAGCGTCGTCGCTTGAAGATCATTATCTATCTTGACCAAGTTTACATCGGCCAGCGTCAGATGTTTATGGAGATGATTCGCCGTGAAGCCTCGGTTGTCTTTGCTTTTACGGACCGCTGGCGTGCTGTCCTAGAAAAGCAGTTTATCGGTGATGCTCCCAAGCCTCGTATACGTACTCTTCGTCACGGTTATTCCAATGATCTTTTCTCAGAAATTGATCGTTCAAAGGTTCGTGCTGGTCTCGGTATTCCCGCAAATGGATTCCTTATGCTAAATCTAAATCGCAATTCACCCCGTAAGCGTTATGACCTACTAATCATGGCGTTTGTAGAACTTATCACTAAGTATCCTACAAAGCCGATTTTCCTCCTCTGCGTTTGCGACAAGGGTGAAAAGGGTGGTTATTCCCTCTTTGATATTTACATTGATGAACTCCGCAGCCGTAATGTAGCAATTGAGCCTTTTGCGAACAGACTCATGGTAAGTAATGCTGATATGGCACTACCTGACAGCGAAATCAATAACCTCTACAATGCGGCTGACATTGGTGTAACAACCACAGAGGGCGAAGGATTTGGTCTCTGCCAGATGGAGCAGATGGGTGTAGGAATCCCACAGGTTGTCCCTGATATCCTTGGTCTAAATGAATTCTGTAATGCTAGCAATAGTATCATTATTCCTGCTGGAGTTGCTTATCATATTCCAATTGGAATGGGTGCTCTTGGAGGTAAGGCATATTGCGTAGATCCTCATGAATATTGCCTTGGAATTGAGAAGTATCTGCTCGATTCAACACTTCGCGAAAAGCATGGACAAGAGGCAAAGAAGGTTGTCCAGAATTTTGTATGGGATAATGAATTGAGACCACTCTATGAGGAAATTGTCGCGTAATAATTACAGAAGATTAAAAAAACATATATTAATGGAGATAGGATTATGGCTCCATATAGGACATTTTGCTGCTGGTGGGCCAACAGCAGTTATAATAGGTATTATGATTGGAATTAAACAAATTATACCAAATGTTATAATACTTATTAATGAACCGGGTTATATTAATTTTCAATTATTTGGAAAAGATCGTGATATAAGATTATATCCAATAAATACTATATTTGGTCCAAATCCAATACCCTTAAACTATATTACTGTCGCAAATCCAAATGATGATCTAACATGGAGATATGCAAAGAATATGATATTTAGTTCTATGTGGGTAATTAATTGGTTAGGGCAAAAATTTCCAATTTCACAGACTATAGAAGATGAAACTAAAAATATAAACATATGGGAAGCAGGAATTGACACTGACTATTTTACACCTACAGATCTTCCAAAAACGCAAGACTTTTTTATCTATTATAAATCGCAAAATATGGAACAAGTTGAAAGTGTTTGGGGATTTTTATTTCATAATTATTACAGTATGAAAGGAAGCCTCATTTGTTATCATTTTTACACACCCGAAATGCTACGTGAAACAGCACGTAAAAGCAAATTTTGTATTATGTTAGATAATGAAGAAACACAGGGTTTAGCCGCTATAGAAATAATGGCATGTAATTGTCCTATTTTCTGCATCGATCATACATTTTATACCAATGGTAATAAAGCAATGGAAGGTAGTGTAACAAGTATAGTATCATGGTCTCCGGTTTGTGGTCTAAAATCATCGAAAGAAGACTGGAAATCTAATTTTCCTAGTTTTCTTGCGAATTTATCTTCTTATACTCCGGCAGCCTTCGCCCATGAAAATTATACATATAAGGAGTCTGCTAGAAAACTAATGGGTATAGCTTTACAAATTACGAACCCTGTGCAAGAGAAGGTACTGTCATAAGTCCAAACATAGCGATAAAAAAAAGAAATGTGTGAAAGAAAACTCCATATACCGTGGGACAATCATTTGTTGCGATGTGTAAGAATGAACCGAAAAACCCCTGTGTCATGTGATAGGTGTAAGGATTGGCAAAGAGAAAAAATACAATGGCTGAATATACAGCATATTTCGATTTCAGTAAATAATTCATAGCCTACTAAAGGTTACTAATTATTTATCCAGGTAAGAACTGATTTATTTCATCATCTGTAATTTGTAATGGCCCCGACTTTAAAGCACTCGTTTCTTTCAAAAAATCAACAATTGCTGCCCTAGGAATACCTTCTCTTAACATAGCAATTTTTTGGAGTATATTAGTTCTATAAGCAGTAGAACTAGGCTTGCGTAATACTTTATTTTTATCTGCTAGAAGTGTTTTTTTATAAAGTGAAATAAGTAATCCAATCCATTCTAGTTTTAATTCTGGTGGATGGTCACCGGCATTTCTATCTTTGATAAATCTATATAAACGTTTTCCTGATTCTTCATTAAATCCGTTTACATATTTAACATTACCCCCTTGAGAATATGCTAACCCGAGCGATTTCATATAACTATTTATAGCAGATTGTTCTGCCGCATTATTATTTTCCTCCATCTACAATAATCTTTTAAAATTAATGCTTATAAATCCGCAGGAACAAAAACATTGGCCCCATTATTAGCAACTTCATATTCTGGACGAGCTGCTCTATCAATTCTACCTAAAACACCCGGTTGCTGGATAGGGCGCATTTGTTTAAGAGATTCGTCGACCGATTTACGGATATCATATAAACCAAGATAAAGGCCTGCTTTAACACCTGCACAACGTTGTTTCATAGCAATATTAATATCAGTATCACATCCTTCAGGCTGAAATCCATTTTTTAGTTCAGTAAAACTTGTAGAAGCTTCCTCAATTACATCTTGATCATCAGGATTTTCCTTCACTCTATCATATAAATCTTGTAGAGCAGGATAGGGTGGTTCTTCACGAGCACCATCGTAGGTTTCTTTAATTGGATCAGTTTTTAGGAAATTAACAGTTCCTTGCAGCATTTGAGCAATCATTCCCATAGCACCTCCAGCTCCTTCTCCTTCTCCTTCAGCTCCTTCTCCTTCATCTTCAGCATCTCCTCCTTCTCCTTCTTCATCAGGGCCTATTGGAGCATTATTTCCATTATTATTTTCATTTCTTTGTCTATTAGCATTCTCATGTCTTAATCTGCGTAAACCACGAGGAGGAGGTTCTGCTTCTTCTTCCTCTTCCTCTTGCTCTTCTTCTGCTGGAGGTTCTGCTACAACTCTTCTACCACGAGAAGCTCTACGAGGAGGTGCTTCTTCGACTACTTCTGCTGGAGGTTCGGCTGCAGGTCTTCCCCGAGAAGCTCTACGAGAAGCTCTACGAGGAGGTTCTGCTTCTTCCTCTTGCTCCTGCTCTTCTTCTGCTGGAGGTTCGGCTGCACGTCTTCTACCACGACCACGAACAGGAATATTTGGCTGAACTTCTGGTGCGTTTGGTTCTGCTTCCGGTTCTTGTTCTATACGAGGAGAAGGAACATTAGCTGCTTCTGCGGCTGCGGCTGCGGTTGCGCCAGCACTACGTCTTCTACCACGAGGACGAGCACCCGGATTAACTTCTTCTGAGTCAGCCATCTACCTAATCCGCGTTTAATTTTTTATAACTTAAACTCTTCTAGATAAATTAGATTATTATGCAGGACGCGGATGTTCCTTCTCAGAATTTTGGGACAGATTCTCGTAATACAACCCAAAAGGTCCGCGTTCAGTGTCGCCAAGATTTTATAGTCCAAAATCTCCAAACTTTTTACAATGAGCCCGGAAACTTGGAAAAGATTACCCCCATTCTAAAGGGCGAATCACCAATAAGTCTCCGCCTAGTAGACTGGTTTATAACGAATTACGCCAAGAAGAATAACACATCCTACATGATGGGTACAAAGCAGTTTTTAGTTCATTTTAACTATAAAAGAGAACTAAAAGCATATTCTAAGAAGTTATTTGACCCCTTCTGCCGCCGCGACCGTATTATGTTTGAAGCCCTCAATCAGCCTTCAATCATGACAACAGTCGGACAGTTAAATTTTTTCCGTTGGTTTATTGAAAAGAAGATTCTTGATTTTATTGAAGATAATCGCACAGCAATTGAGGCGGATATGAATGCTAGTATCAAGGAGCATTATTCAAAGGATGGAAAGAAGTTACAATCTGGCCGTCGCCAGCGTACAGAACTTTCGCGTTCAGCCATGAAGGTAGTCAATCAGCACGAAATGAATGTAATTGTAAGTTTTGACTAAGGTTCATATCTTCTATAGTCAGTAGAAAAATCATCAAGCTTAGGTTTTAGTAACTCGTAGGCTTTTAGATTTGTGGCCATTGGTACCACATCTGTACCCTGAATTAAAACATGCGAAAAGTTGCGATTTGCAATTTTCTGTGAAAGATCTAAGTATTTTTCGCGATTATCTTCTGTTACAGCCGAACGAAGTTCACGAACAATCTGTCGAGGCTCATTTACTGCGTCTAGACGTTGTAAATATGGATTCTGCATGAAACGCTCTGGTTGTTTAGGAGGAGGCTGAATACCTGTTTTTGTATCAGCATCAGGGAAGAATTCAACTGCTTGCTTATAACTATTAACTCCACGTCTGGAATCAATTGGATTCATGTCCTGAACAATCGGTTTTGTTGAATTTAGAATATCTTTGGGGGTAATATTACGTGCGGCCGTAAAAGGCATCTGCTCTAGAATGCGACTGTTCATTGCGTCGCGTGAATTAGGTTCAACGCGAATTCGTATTCCCGACCCCGTAGGGGGAGGCCGGATTGGCTCGTTCCACGAGACTGTACCCGCATTTATTGCAGGACCCTCCGTTACAACCGGTTCATTTAAAACAGAACGTTCCTCTTTTCTAAATGCCTGTGCTACAGGGCGTGAAAAAACAGAAGGATCTACAACATTTCGAGGTCCAAGTGGATTAAAACGAAGAGCGGATAATTTAGTTTCTCTTTCTTGAGGATTCATACCATGAAAAGTAGAGTTTGGTCTCTGCATACCCTATTCTATTAAATCAAAATATAAAGTGAATTAACCGCGAACCTAAAGTGAATTCCATATTGATAGATAATGAGTCTATTCTCGTTTTATGTATTACCATACTCTGCTAAGAGTGAAGGGGTCTTGCTACCCAGAGGTAATTGGAATTTATATAAAGTCTATTGGTTTACCGACTCTAAATCCCCCAATTTATTTGAAGAGCATTCAAAGCCTCCATCGGATACATGGCAAAGTTCAACTCTTTTATATAATAAATCCCTTCACTCAATTGAAGACCCATTTGGATGGAATAAAGCATTAAATATACCACTACAAACACAAAATATATTACGTAGAGCTCTTGATGTGTCCAGTAAAACAACTGATAACTTATGAACCTAAACGGGTAGTGCTATATATACTTAGGTAAGAATGCAACGAGCAAAAACAGTAAAACGTGTTAAGACTATTATAAATTCAGTAGGTGTGCCAACACAACCTCCGCAACCTACTCAGCCTACGCAACCAGTCCAGTCCTCATCTCCACTTGATTTCTTACAGAATATGGAAAAGGGAATGGATGCTTTTTTTACATCTGAAAATAAAAATACTCTTAAGCGACCATGGATAAAGTTAGACCGTGCTCTTAAGATGGATCGCATTCGTGCTTTCGCCAATGAATACAAAGATATTACAGCAGATGAAAAACTTCGTTTAACGCAATGTCTTTTATCTGCTCTTGACCGTGGTCTTCTCAAAACTCGTCTCATTATAAATTATAATACCGAAACCTGTAAAATTGATGAAATAAAAGGCCTAACAATTCAAACAACAGATACAGGCCGTTCCTTTAAAGTTGAATTACCACGTGCGACCAAACGGAGATCACGTGTACAACCGCTGGAGCAAGTGACAGAAAATGCGACGGAGAAATAGAGACGATGTATTCGAATATTTGTCATTGGTTCAATGACTGGTACGAACAATCTGACCGAAATTTCCCATTAGATAACTGGGAACTTGACTACGTTCGCGAAGATATTTGGCAGGAATGGCAAACACTAAATGAACATATTGAAAAAGACCTCCAACAAAGCAAAAAAGAACGTGAAATCCTAGATTGTTTACTCCTGTCTTCAATGAAATGGGCACAGAAGAAAGCACCCCGTTTTACACAGCAGGAAGCAGCCGATTTTATTAAATCAATCAAGGATAAGCCCCAAACAGAACAACATACATATGAGTGGCACGCAGAGAAAATCAACTTACTAACTGCTAGTGAATTCGGATATGCAATCGGTACTGCTCCGGCCGCCCGTAAGAATGTTTACGACCGCAAATTTATTAAAGCAGCAGCATTAGCAAGCCAACAGAATACAGCTTTCACACCCTCTATTGAATCAACGCCCGTTGGAATCAGTAATGAGAATAGACTCTTACAGCCCACAACATGGGGCCATCGTTTTGAGCCAATTGCAAGAAATCTAGCATCCGTCCTGTTCTTTGATAGTAGTCCAATTGCTGATAATTTGGGTCGTATTATTCATAAAGAGCACAAGAAACTGGCTGCTAGTCCAGATGGTCTTATTGAATCGGGCAGCAAAGCGGGTCACCTAGTTGAGATTAAATGTCCCATTACACGTATTCTTGTAGATGATGAGATTCCCTATGAATATTACTGTCAGATGCAAATCCAAATGGAAGTTACCAACTGTCCAGCAGTAGAATATGTGGAAATGAAGTTTAGTCAATCATCTGTAGTTCCCACATCAAAAGGATGGTCGGGTATTCTTGCTGTGATTGAAGAGGAAGGCGTATTACGATATGAATATGGGCCCTTTTATGAAAATGAAGCAACAAAACTGGAAGTATGGCAACCTACTACACTCAAGCAGGAAAGCGTAGTTCATGAAAGGATGTATTGGTCTTTAGAAGATAGTCACTGGAAAACAGTTCACAGAAATTCTTTCTGGTGGACTGAGGTCGGTTGGCCGGGTTACCAGCAGTTTTGGTCCTGCTGGGACGTTGAATATGAACGTTGGTTTGCTACTCAGAATCGCTATATGTTTATTAAGGATGATTAGCAGAGCGTACCTGCTTGAATTGGCTTCTTCTCGGAACTAGCATAGAAGTCCAAAAGCATTTCGTGCCGGGGAGCCGAGCAACTATCAGGGAATTTCCGCAGATAATTATTAGTTCTCTGTGAATAGTCCCCATTCAATTGTAGGTCCAGTGCTGCATCTTTTAAACGGCAGGCTTCAGACGTTATATCAAAACGAGCAACCGCCTTTGAATCCTCAAGAGGAAGGACATCTGCTAGAAGTCTGTAGTCTTCATCAACTTGATTTTTTTCAGTAGAATCAAAATTTTCCTGCTTTATTATGGGCGGTAAAGCAGGAGCAGCAGGTCCATTTAGGGTGGGTGTATAATTCGTAAACCATGTCAGAACATTTAGTCCAAAAATGAGGAGTAAAATTAATAAGAATATCGGTAGCATTCTATCCTATACATATAATAAATTTGAATAAACCCGGATGCGTTAGTTTAGCAAACAAAGGAATGAGTATTATCGTAGATATGCGTGTTGTGAAGCGAAATGGCGAAATGGAGGCTGTCAGTTTTGATAAGGTAACTGCTCGAATTCGCGGTGCCTGTGACGGTCTTTCTGTAAATCCGACAATGATTGCACAGAAGGTGTTGGGCTCTATCATTGACGGAATTAAGACAAGTGATTTGGATGAACTAACTTGTACGACAGCAATTGCTTATATTACCGAGCATCCAGATTATGGCATTCTAGCATCCCGGATTGCTGTAAGTAATCACCACAAGAATACACCAACCACTTTTCTTGAAGTTGTAACACGTCTAGCAGCTGTGAAGAACAAGAAGGGTGAAACCCAGCCCGCCGTCAGTGACAATCTTGTTGCTATCATGGGCATCCATTCTCAGCAGATTGAGGCAAAGTTGGATTACAACCGCGACTATCTGTTTGATTATTTCGGCTTCAAGACGCTGGAGAAGTCGTATCTTCTCCGGGATGAGTACCGCAAGGTGCTGGAAAGGCCGCAGCACATGTGGATGAGGACGGCCCTGGAACTCTGGCCCGCCAATCTGGAAAAGGCATTTGAGACATACGATGCAATGAGCCAGAAGCTCTATACGCACGCTACACCGACACTCTTCAATAGTTGTACTCCGAAGCCCCAGCTCAGCAGCTGTTTCCTACTGGCGATGAAGGAGGATTCTATTGCTGGAATCTACGATACCCTCAAGGACTGTGCCACGATTAGCAAGCATAGCGGCGGAATTGGTCTCCACATCCATAATGTCCGTGCTAAGGGCTCTATTATCCATGGCACGAACGGTGTCAGCAACGGAATTGTGCCGATGCTTCGTGTGTTCAATAACACGGCCTGCTACGTTGACCAGTGTTTTACTCCTGACACGCTTCTCTTTACTGAGAATGGGGTCAAGCAAATCAGTGAAGTTGGCGTAAGTGATAAGGTTCTTACTGCAACTGGTGTCTACGAAGAAGTTAATATTCCTGTTCGCCACGACTATTCTGGACCTATGCTAGAGATTTCAGTCAAGAACTCTATTAGTCCTATCAAGGTGACTCCGGAGCATCAGATTCTAGTTCTTTCAGGCCAGCAGAAGGGTCTAAACTTTGCGACAATTCAGAATCGTCTTGCGAAGAACCTAGCAACTCCAATGTATGTTGATGCTCGAGATGTGAATGAAACTGATTTCGTTGTGTTTCCGATTCCCTCATATGAGAAGGATATTGTATCGCTTTCTCCCGATGATTGCCGATTCTATGGTATTATGCTTGGTGATGGTCATATTAGTGAAGCCACTGCATATGTAAGCCTTCATAAGGATAACAAGCAGGGCGTTGCTGACTTCGTATCTGAGTATCTTGCTAATCGTGGTGTCCGCAGCCATGATGTAGTTGAAGAGAACACTCGTCGTATTCGCTGGTCACCAAATTCTGCCGGATTTAAGTTTACACGAGCAGACCTTTATGATGTAAATAAGGAGAAGACCATTCCTGCTAGTTTCCTCCATCTACCCAAGGAGAAGACCGTACAGATTATTCGCGGCCTGCTAGAAACGGATGGATGTATTGGAACTAAGGAGGTATCTCTTGAGATGTCATCTGATTCAATCATTGAGTCTGTGCGTTATATGTTTCTCCGGCTTGGTGCTCTAGCATCTGGATATGACCGTGACCGTGTTGGAAATGTAAGTTCTTATAAGAATATCACTACACGCAAGACTACTAAAGTTCTGCGTATTCCTCGTATCCCCGAAGTTATGACCTACTTTCCCACCGCACCTAAGAGTGAATATTTCACATACTTCCAGCACGGAAACCAACTCTTCTCCCGCATTGAGTCAATTACTGAAAGCACATATGAGGGCCCTGTCCATGACTTTGAGATTAAGCCTTCGCATAATTATACAATTGCTCATGGTGGTGTTGTTCACAATGGTGGTGGAAAGCGTAATGGTTCATTTGCCATCTACCTTGAGCCGTGGCACGCTGACATTGGTGATTTCATCCGCATGAAGATGAATACGGGCTCGGAGGATGAGAAGGCCCGCGACCTCTTCTACGCCTTGTGGGTTCCCGACCTCTTTATGGAGCGTGTTGTTGCAAATGGGGATTGGACGCTCTTTTGCCCCGCGGAGGCACCTGGTCTATCTGACTGCTATGGTGAAGAGTTTAAGGCCCTGTATACACGCTATGAGGCCGAGGGTAAGGGGCGGAAGACCATGAAGGCACAGAAGTTGTGGTTTGAGATTCTAGAGTCTCAGATTGAGACAGGCACGCCTTATCTAGTCTACAAGGATGCCTGTAACCGCAAGAGCAACCAGAAGAATCTGGGCGTGATTAAGTCATCCAATCTCTGCTCGGAAATCATTGAGTACTCAGCACCAGATGAGACAGCAGTCTGTAACCTTGCGTCCATGGCCCTTCCAGCATTTATTACAAATGGCTCTTTCGATTTTGCTGCTTTCCGTCGGACGGTAGC